TAACAAAATAGGTAATAAACAAGAGATACCAGCCGAAACGGACTGGCCAGATTTAAACGGAGATTAAAATGTCTGTGTATTCCTCAAATGCACGTTTCGACGGAACCGCAAAAGCACTGAGCGACGACGAAATTCGCCGCATTGCCCCGTCAATTTTCGCGGAAGTACCGCACGAGAGCCGATCTAATCGCTTCGTCGCAGTGCCGACCATCGACGTCCTTCGCGGGCTCGCCAAGGAAGGCTTCATGACGGTCGGCGTCAAACAGTCAAGCTGCCGTGATGACGGCAAGAAAGACTTCACTAAGCATATGGTCCGACTTCGGAAAATCGACGGCGACGCCAAATACTCAGTCGGGGACAATGTGTGTGAAATTGTCCTCAAAAATGCAAACGATGGGACTTCAGCGTATGATCTTATGGCAGGCATGTTCCGTATTCGATGCCTCAATTCTCTGGTGGCTCAGACTTCAACTATTGACAGCGTTAAAGTCCGGCATTCAGGCAATGCAATCGACAATGTCATTGAGGGTACATTTCGTGTCTTGAATGAAGCCGAGAAGCTTCTCTCGGCACCGGCAGACTGGTCTCAAATCAGCCTGAACCGCGACGAACAACTGGCTCTGGCCAACGCGGCGCATATCGTGCGCTTTGGCGACGCAGAGGGCAACGTGGACACTCCTATTCGTCCGAGCCAGCTTTTGCATGCCCGCCGCATCGATGACATTTCCAGCGATCTCTGGACAATCGGCAATGTCATTCAGGAAAATGTCATTAAGGGCGGCATTCAAGGCATCAATCCGCCGAAGATTGATATTCACGGTCGGCAGATTGCTGCTCGCCGTATGACAACGCGAGCCGTTAACGGCATCGATCAGGACGTCAAGCTGAACAAGGCCCTGTGGACCTTGAACGAGCAGATGTTCAATCTGCCGAAGCGGTCCGCGTAATTAACGTGGCCGGAGAGGTCCGGCCGCCCACAGCAGGATTTTTAGAATGATGAATATTAATCCATCAGGCTTAACGGCAATAAAAATAGAGAGGAATGGGGATCACTTAGATGTGTATTACGACGAGGTTTTTCTCGGTCGCGTCGAAATCGAATTCAAGACAAAGACAGCCATAATCGAGGGATTTACCAGATCGATTTCGTGTCAAATTTTTACAGCCTATCCGTTTGGGCAATTTGAAACGGAAGAATTTTACAGTCTGGAACAAGCAAAACTGTATCTGTTTAATCAAGCGCAAATGAGAGATTAAAATGGAAAATAAATACTCAAGTTTTATGCAGGAAATGATGGAAAACCTTCATGGATTGTTTGTCGATTTAAGCAAGGCTATTGAAAAAAAACCTGATTTTCGATGTGGAACCGCTTTCTCTGCTGTATCCGAAGTGACGACCAAAGACCTGTTGGAAATCAGCCAGCTGATCCGCGATTATGACGCGATGGAAGAAGCGAAACAGCCGACTGAGGCTGAAATGAATATTCTACATAATGTGGCGGAAGACATTTGGTTTTGCGCCGTGTCTCTGCAGGCGATTGCCTTGATCGATAAAAGCGTCATCGACGATGATGTTCGGATCCGGATTAAGAACGCGAAATTTATTTTTGAAAAATTTCGGCTGATTGAAATGTTGGGATTAATTCTCGGCTCTTTCGATGAACCCTCAAAGGAAAATTTAAATGCTTAAATGTGAAATGGAAGTCTTGGAGCGCCTTAACGAAAACACCCAAAAATATTTTGATATTTTTGATAAGTTTATCGCTGAAGACCCTTCTTTGGCGCTCGGCAGCAAGTACAATAAAATGAAAACGGCAGGCTTAGCCGCGATGATTGAAACACGAAAAGACGTTAACGATCATAAAGTTGACGGACAATTTCCAGAAACCGTAGATCGCGATCACGACGCTTTTGTCTCTTTGCTGTACATGATCGGACAAGGGACATGCGAGTTGATGATGGGAATGGCAATGCTGGCACCTGAAAGTTTTAAGAAATCTGGCGATTGGGACAAATACCAAAATGAAATCGCTTTAGATGTTAATGAAAGCATCAAAATCCTTAAAAAATATGGCGCGCTGGTTGCGTCAAACGGAGATGCGAAAGGTGAAACAGAAAACGTTTGATGTCGGCGTCAAGAAAGAAATTCGGAGGAACGGTCGTCCGTCTCTCTATAATTTCGAATTAATGGAGCGCGGAGATAGCTTCAGAACTTTAAAGAAAAGTGCCGTATCTGCTGCGATTATGTTCGCAGCTCGGCATCCTGAATTCAAATTTTCATCACAGCGACAGGACGATGGTTCTTGGCGCATCTGGAGAGATTAAAATGACACCGCAGCAAATGAATAAATTTATGGAAGTGTTTAACGCGCGAGATAAAAACTTGCGGACACAACTTAAATTGAAATTGGCAGATACCGAAGAGTTTATGGTCTCTGAAATTTATCAGGTAAACACGGAAATGGGAATTTACCGTGCATCTCTCTTGTCCGGATCAACAATTCGATATTTCGGCTGCACTGACGTCACTTATCTCGATATTGTTTACTTGCAAGAGAGCGATCAATCCGAGCCAAAGATGCCTCTTTCGAAAGTGGAGCGAAAGAAATGAATTGGCTCGCCATTGTTTTTTTGGCTCCTAGGAGCTTTTGCCGTAAATGACATTTTGTGTGACTTTTCAAATGAATATGAAAAATATTCATGTTTTATGAAAATCATTTTGTCTTTGATTTGGCCTTTTATAGCATTTTTTTCAATTATTCAGAAAGTGACCGCATGGCTACGTATTATCCATTGAAAAAATCTGATCTGCCTCGCTGGAAAGTCGAAATTCTTTATCGAACAAATGAGGGATTTTTGACCGTCACAAAAAACATCGAAGAATTGTCCGATCTTGACGATATCATTGAGGGTGGTCCGGACTGGAATACAATTCACGATATATCAATAACTTTGAACCGAAAACTTTATCCAAATCTTACGATAGAACAGTCGTTAGGCGATTATTGAAATTTCATCAGGAAAACATAAAAGGAAATTTAAAATGTCTCTGGAGCAGCATCAAAATAAAACAATCAGCAAAAAAATGATCTTTCAGATGCGTGGGACAACCTAAAAGTCGGCGATCATATTTTGATCGAAGTCGTTGTGACTGCGAAGCATAATGGCTCAGACTTTTTTCGTGCCGCACCGATCAGCGCACTTATTGAAGATATAGGCTATCGAATTGGTTTAGATCGCAAGGATTTTCGCGGTGTTGTGGAGAGTAAGCCATGACACAGCCAGAAAATAAGCCGCTTATAATTGCCGCAGGCAACTACCGCACCCGCGAAGGCGATATTGCAACCGTCACAGAGGCAAAACTAACCTCTAAACTAGATTACCCAGTGTCCGGCACCATCGCCGGAAACTCCTTGCCTTTCAATTGGACGCTTGAGGGGGCTTTTAGCATAGGTTACACCTGCGACCAAGACCTTGTTGAGCGTATTCTGCCACCGGATGAAGTCGCGGCAAAGGATGCGGAGATTGAGCGGCTTAAGAACTGCTTGGCGAAAGCCAATGACATAAGCGAACACTTTGAGCGTCATTGGTATTTACAGGGCGACGAAATCACCCGCCAGCGCGAGACAATTGCGGAGTTGGTGGCGGCGTTGGATGAGATAGTAGACCCGATACAAGCAATGCAGGAACGCGCCGACAAATCGGGTGATAGAATTGACGGAAAAATGGCGCTCTATCTGGCAAATAACGTGGAATATTTGCGGAAGATTGCCCGCGCCGCCCTCACCAAAGCGAAGGAGACGAAAAATGACTGACGACCTTATCACATGGCTAAAAAATGAAGTTAAGCGGCTTGTTGCTGAAAATAGCCAACTCCGCGCCGAGTTGGCGGGCAGGTGGTTGCCGATTGAGAGCGCGCCCTTAGACCAAACAGTTTTATTAGCATTTGAAAAAAAATTCGCAGTGGTAGCTCATAAGCAAAATGATGGCTCATGGGGCGCTTTTGTCGGTGGAAACGTATCAATCCTGATCGACGAGGCACCCACCCATTGGATGCCCTTACCCGCCCCACCACAGCCGGAGAGCGCGACATGATGGATACAGAACACACACCTGGGCCTTGGCAAGTTATTGTGCAAGAAATACCCCACTATTTAGGAGGCGTTCACGTAGAGCGGCGTATTTTTAGTGATTGGGTTCATCCGCAATTAAGAGATTTTTGTCCAGTTGTAACAGATTGCTACGGGATACCTGAAATCAAAGGTGACCCAGCCAAGCAGATGATTGGCATTAGCGCGCCAGACGCCTGTTTAATCGCCGCCGCACCTGAAATGCTAAAAGTTTTGCAGTTCTTGCTCAAAAACAATGACGAGCATGTCTACAGCCGAGAAGCGTTTCAAGTTGCGCGTGAAATCGTCGCCAAAGCCACAGGAAGCATCGCATGATTACGATAACGGATGAGATGAAGCAAATAATGCGCGAAAAGCGCCGAGAACTTATTAACCAACCGATTGATCGAATTTACGGCGAATTACTTGCTGCCGTTGCACCTCTGATCGAGCGAGAGGTGCTGGAAAGGGCGGCGCAGGAAATAACGGAAATTGCCGCAATAATTGACCACCCAAGCATGTATATGAGTGGTCCGTCGCAACAAGCAAAAAGGGCGGCGCGCGTAATCGCCGACGCTATCCGCAGCCTAAATACTGAGGCGCGGGAAACAGAGACGAAAACCGACAACACGTTTTTGTCGCTGGTGAATGAGGGTTTGGCCGAAGCAGAAAAAGCCATGAAGAAATTCCCTCAACCAAACTATGTCATCAGCAAAATCGCGGAGGAAGCCGGAGAGGTTGTTAAAGCTGCAATTCATTGCGCGGAAGGGCGTGAAACGCCTGAAAACGTGCGCGGCGAAATGCGTCAATTGATAGCGATGCTTTATCGTCTTTGGGTTGAGGGGGATCAAGTTCACGGTCTCGCCGCTATTCGCAGCCTGAAATAAACTGTTAAACTTTAAAGGAGATTAAAATGAACATCGAAGACGCAAAGAAATTGAACGAAGGCGACATAATTACGGTGCGCCTTGTGGTGAAAAGCGGATTAGACAGTGCCGGTGACGTAAACTGCGGCAAGACTGTTGCGGGGACAGACATATGGGTCTCTCCGGATCAAATCATCTCTGTCGAAGCGGCACCGTTAAAAGTCGGGGATCGCGTGCGTGTTAAAGGCGATTGCCACATTCGCAAAATCGTATTTATCGAGGATCAAATTGCCGTGTCTGTCTATAAAGACGCCAATGGCGTTATGGATTCAAAGACGAATGAACTGTCATGCTTGGAGTTGATGCCATGAATATTGAAGACGCAAAGAAATTGAAGACCGGCGATGTCGTTCTCGCTCGACTCATCGTCTGTAAAGACGGAATCGATTATGAAAACGATGTGTGCTGCAGGACTAGAAGCTCAGAACCGTATCGAATTTATGTCGATCCGGAACTAATCATCTCTGTCGAAAAGCCAGCATTAAAATTAGATGATATTGTCTGTCATTCTTCAAACAAAGAAACAAAAATGAAAATTATTTATATTGAAAAAAACTCAGCGATTTGTTTGGTGCTGGATAGTCATCCGATTTTGAAATCATATACTGCTCTGCTTGAGAATTTGGAGTTGGCCGATTAAGGGAGATTTAAATGGAACGGAAAGCGCTCAAAGCCTTGCAGGATTCAATTGAAAAGTGGGAGAAAAACGCTCAGGCTGAAGATTTTAGCCAAGTCAGCTTGGGCTCAAATTCCTGTCCACTGTGTCGTTTGTTTCAAAATCATCAAGGCAAAAATCTTAATTGCCGAGGCTGTCCTGTGTTCGAGAAAACAGGGAAAGCCAATTGTTTTGGCACTCCATACTATAATTTTATGGATCATATTCAAAAAGCTATGTGTACAAGCGATTCTTTTATGATTGAAAAAACAATGGCGAATGCTCGATCTGCCGCAATCAATGAAGTTAATTTTTTGAAGTCACTACTGCCAAAGGAAGATGAAAATGGAACGGAAAACGCTTGATGCTTTAAAGGCTTCGATTAAGAAGTGGGATAAAAATTCGCGGACAATAAGATTAGACCATCTGCGCAGCGGATCGCATGAGTGTCCGCTGTGTCTGTTGTTCAATATCGGCAATGGTACTCCCTGCGTCGGCTGTCCAGTGTACGCCAAGACTGGAGAGACTTACTGTCACGAGACGCCGTACACTGCTTTTGGCGAGGCGCACGATGAGGCATTTTACGCAAATACAATTGAGAAAAAGAGAGAGGCAATGAAAGATATCCGTCGCCTCTCAAAACTTGAGGCCGAATTTCTGCGGTCTCTACTGCCGGAGAATGCCAGTGAATGATCCGCGAGCCGAGTGGCAGGACATGCCGGAATTCGAACAGAAAGCGCAGAAGCCTTTCGCTAAAATAACCATCCGCGTCGGATCGCAGGAAGAGCTTGATGAATTGTCTGCCCTCATCGGGCAAAAGCTCACGCAGAAGACAAAGGCAATCTGGCACCCGAAGCTGGTGCGCGGCGTCAATTCAAGTCTGAGGTATATCGATGAACCCGAAGCATCCAGTCTACATAATATCGAAGGGTCGCTGGAAGTCGCGCCTGACAGTTAAGGCGCTGGAAGTCGCGCCTGACAGTTAAGGCGCTGGAACGGATGAACGTGCCGTACCTGATTGCCGTGGAGCCTCAGGAGCTTGATAAATACGCCGAAGTTATAGATCGCGCCAAGATACTCGTCTTGCCCTTCAGCGACCTCGGCGCGGGCTCATATCCTGCCCGCAATTACTGCTGGCAGCACGCCATTGAATCTGGCGCGACGCGCCACTGGATGCTCGACGATAATATTGAAAACTTTCACCGTCTCAACAGAAACGCCAAGCCGGTCGTCACGTCCGGCACCATATTCCGGATCGCCGAGGATTTTGTCGAACGCTATGAAAATGTGCCGCTGGCCGGTTTTAATTATTACTCGTTCTGCAAGACGACTGACAGCTGCCAGCCGGTGACATTCAACACTCGGATATACTCGTGCATGCTGATCGACAACAGTCTCGAATTTGATTGGCGCGCAAAGTACAACGAGGACACGGATTTGAGTCTGCGTGTCCTCAAAGCCGGATACTGCACGATCCAGTTCAATGCGTTTCTGGCCGGTAAAGTGACGACGCAGCGTATGTCCGGCGGAAACACCAAAGAATTTTACTCTCATGAGAGGACGCTGAATAAATCGCAGATGCTCGTCGATCTGCATCCGGATGTCTCAAAGGTCGTCTGGAAATTCAATCGCTGGCACCACAAGGTTGATTACTCGTCGTTTAAAAATAACAAGCTGATCCGCAAAGAAGGATTGATTATTCCTGCGCGCACGAATAACTATGGTATGAAACTTGTAAATTTAAAGGGAAATTTGAATGAGTGCGACTCTTCATGAACAGATCGCCAAGATGCGCGAAATAATTGAGACACAGCGCGAGGAAATCCGGCAGCTTAAAGAGCGCGACCGGATGTTCGATTATATTGACTGGCTCGGACCGGCTGAAAACGTGTTATTTCGCGCTCTGACGAAGCGTGGGTTTTTGACTCATGAGATGCTAATTGAAATTCTTGAGGATCACGCCGAAGGGAAGAGCAGGCAGATTGATGGACCACGAGAGACCGTGCGAGTCCATATGATGAAAATTCGCCGTAAGTTGAAGGAAAAGCGCGCCAAGGTCGGGATCGCCAATGTGTTTGGCGTCGGATACAAATTAACTGGAAATGCGAAAGACGCCGCGCGTTTGTGGGCGAAATATTAACAGGAGATTGAAATGGTAAATATTCCGGTAAGACGAACGTGGAAAAATAACGATTTTTTCGCGAATTTAACGAAAATCGGCAAAGAAAATTTTGCCATGCCCGAATCATGGCGTGCCAATTCTTATCAATTGTTTCCGGAGGATGATTTGGAAATTATCTCCGGATTGGATGATAAGAGGCGGACATTTAAATTTAAAGTCAAATCAGAAATTTTAGATCAATACTTAAAGGAGTTTGAAAATGACCAAGACGACGAGACAGCCTAAGGCCGGAGAAATCTGGATAGTTGAAAAATATTACCCTGAAACGGGTCAGACAAAACAATGGGCGGCGCAGTGCCGGTTCGATAATTCCAACGGCAGGACGCACTTCGTGTCGACGCTTACGCCTCCGGCGGATGCGATCCCTTCGCGGCCAATCGGGGAGAATCATAAGTTTTATGATCCAGTTGAGCAAATTGAAGATGTTCCGTTCAGCAAATTGTTTTACGCGAAACACGCTGAAAATGCGCGATTGAAAGCGCGCGTCGACGAGCTGCTGGCGCATAATACAATGCTTGAGCAGGAAAATCGGGAGCTGAGGCGAAAGCCTGCGCCGATGAAAGAAGCGGCAGATGCAGGGATGCGCGAAGCAATGAAATCGGCGATAGAACACATTGAAGAGCAAAAGAATGCGCTATACGCGAAGATGAAAGCGCCGGATCGTGATGGCTCTGAATTGTTTAAGGCTGAGAGGGCAGCGTATGAGGAATATTGCGCGAGGCGACGCGAGCGCGATGAATATTTGAACGATAAGGACGCGCAAAAATGACTAGAGTTTACTGTACACCCGTCGAGCAAATGTCGATTAAGGCGCTGAAGGGAGAGCACCGCCAGATCGAAGTTCTGCAGCTGCAGGTTAGCAAAGTCTTGCGTCGCGGCACCAATCCGCTGGACCCGACGCAGATGCTGCGCCCTGACCACTACAAGCTTGGCCAAGGGCATCTCAGGTTCTTCTACGATAAGATCGCCTACGCGCTGAAGCGTCAGATCGACATTGAATTTGAATTGAGAAAACGGAAAATCACTCCGAAGAAGCCACGATTCAGCGTGCAAGATTACTCATTTCCCCTTCAACTTCTCAACGATTGGGACCCGCCGCCGGAGGCTATCGAGCTGTCAAACAAGGCCGTGAAATTGTACGAGGATGCGCAAGAGATTAAGTTGGAAAAGAAGAAAAGTTTACTTCGCGAGAAGAAAAAGGAGATGATGAAGCTGACCATTGAAGAGATAAACAGCGACACAGGGAAGCTGGACTATGAAAGACGATGAGCTGAATTGGCTGGCAGTGATCGGATTGTTTGCGATCTTCGCGCTGGCGATCATGAAAGTAATATAAGAAAAAGGTCGGATTTTCCGGCCTTTTTTGTTGATTTGGAGACCGTTAAATGTTGATGGATTTAACGCGAAACAGCACTGATTTTAGGGCTCTGAAAAATTCCTTGACTCTAAGTTTCGCCAACTCAAAAAGTGGTTTGGCAGACATTAGAGTCAAGGACGGAAAACGGGGAAAAAGAGAGAGAAAGACTAAGAGATTGAAAACAAAAGACAAATAGAATTTTGTTCTTGGTCTGTCCCAAATATCCATATCCAAATCAAGTACCGAATTCACTCTGTAGCTGAGAGAGAGAGAGAGAGAGAGAGTTTATATAGAAGGGGGAAAATAAGACTTATTTTTGTTTCTGTTATTTTCGGAACGAAGCGAGAACGTTGTCTTGATTGGGTTTTGATTGAGGGGTTTATGAGGAAGTGACCGATTGGTTACAAAACAGCGCATAAAAGAAGTGACCAACTGGTCACAACGCTATGAATTGACTTTCGCGTAAATTTTGAAAATACCTTCAAATTTAATTTGAAAATTAAATTAACCTGTTTTTGGTTAAGTGCTCAGGCAAAGAAAAAGGCCGGATAAACCGGCCTTGAAATTCACTTTGCTGGATGGCATTCGCCTTCTAGTATCAGGTTCGTTGCTCGCCTGCCGAACCATCCTTGCAGGCTCCAGCAAATTCCAGTGTCAATCAGTATCTGCCATGCTTGAATGTATTGCTCGTGATTGACTGCGTCGATTATGCCCTCGGCGATGTCGATGGCGGTGTTGGTGCTCATTGGAGTCTGTTTCATTTGCGGTTCTCCATGTGGGCCTGAAAGATTACGACGACGAACGAGATAGAAAAAATTCCCCAAACTGTTCCGATATCCATGATGCTCTCCTGTATGTGGTTGGGGAGCCTCGGCTCCCCGTTGACGTCAGACCTCGTAGGTCGCGAACACGTTGACGATGGTTGCAACCACAGTGGCGTGGTTTACATAATCAGGCAAAAAGATTATAACGGCAGACGATGCGATGATGGAGATGGAAATTACCAGCTGGTGGCGCTGATGCTTGGTCATGTGCTTGATCTTGGCGAAGAGCTTCATTTTCATTTTCCTTTGCTATTTGCACCGGCAGCGCGTCTGCCGTGAATTGAAATTAACATAACCATATAACATGTCAACTCACAAACTGATAAAAAACGTAAAACAAACAAATTAAATGGATATGACCATGAGCGAAGCCGATTACAAGAAGTTTGTGCGTAAAAATTGGGCAGGCTGGCTTGAATCGTATGAACCGCGACGAGGATCGGGCATCGGCATGGCCGACATTCAGATCGTCTCCAGCGGACGGCTGATCCCGATAGAGCTGAAGATCGGTTTCATCACTGACGGAAAGTTGAGCGTGTCCGAGATCAGGGCCGCTCAGATCAATTGGCACCGAGAGCTGAACAAGGCCGGAGTTAAATCGTTTTTCATGATTGGTGTTAAAGAGCCCAAAGGCTGGCGTTCGTTCGTTGTTGATGCCGCTCACATTCGAAACATGGATAACACGCCAAGCTTATGGCTTGTCGACGAGAGGCTTATCGAGGTAGAAATAAGCGACAAGGCCAGCGCGGCCAAAAACCTCAATTTATGGTTGATTGCCAATGCCAAACCAAACTGAAGACAACGAGACAATCGAAGTCACTCTTGCGCCTCGCAATCTTCCTTCGATCCGCACGACGCGCTTCAGCCGCTTCGAGCCCGATCCTGAGTGTGTCGATGAGATACTCGTCCGCATGGCTTCAGGCCAACCACTGACGCGTATCTGCAAGCTTCCGCATCTTCCGACCTACCACATGTTCATGGCTTGGGTGCTTGCCGACGCTGACTTGATGGCGAGTTACAAGCAGGCGCGAGAGATTCAGGCCGATTACCTGTTCGACGAGATCATCGAAATATCCGACACCGAAACGGACAACTATCGCGCCAACAACAAAATCAGTGCACGCCGCTTTGTGGCCGCTCGCCTGTCGCCGAAGAAATACGCGGAGCGTTCGACGGTTGATCTGAATCAAACCGTGACCAACAAAGTTAAGCTCGATCTGTCGACGCTGTCGGATGAATCGCGCGATGAGCTGAAGCAGGCGCTGATTGGAAAGCTGCGGGCCGAAGGTTACGATCTTGACGCCGAATACACCGAGGTTGAATGATGGCGCTGATTACCGGCGCAGCGGCACAGCGTGAATATCAGGAGCTTGATGGTCTTGAGGCGCTCAAGGAGATCAAACGCCTTGAGTACGAACAGGACTTCTACAAATTCTTCAAGGCAGGCTGGAAGCATATCGATCCGTCGACATTCGTCGGCGGCGCACCGCTGCAGGCTGTGGCTGAACATCTTGAGGCTGTGGCTGATGGCCAGATCAAGCGCCTGATCATCAACATCCCGCCGCGCATGTCCAAGTCGTCGATGACGTCTGTCGCCTTTCCGGCTTGGGTCTGGACGCAGCGCAACGAGTCGCCGACCAGCGGTGCCGGTGTCCAGTTCCTGCATGCGTCATACGCTCAGACGCTCAGCCTGCGCGACTCGGTCAAGTGCCGACGCCTGATTGCCTCGGATTGGTATCAAAAATATTGGGGCGACCGGTTCGTCCTCATGGGCGATCAGAACACCAAGACACGCTTTGACAACACGCGATCCGGATCGCGCCTGTCGACATCTGTCGGATCGACGCTCACCGGCGAGGGCGGCAACATCATCGTCGTCGACGATCCGAACGCGGCGCAGGAAGCGTTCTCAGAGGCCACGATCCAGACGACCATCGACTGGTGGGACACCGCTTTGTCGACTCGCCTCAACGATCCGAAGTCCGGCGCTTTCATCGTCATCCAGCAGCGTCTGGCCGAAGACGATCTGACCGGCCACATTCTGTCCAAAGATGTTGGCGAGTGGACGCACTTGATGCTGCCGATGAAATACGAGTGGAAGCGCCACTCTGTCACATCAATCGGGTGGGAAGACTGGCGCGGTCTCGACGAAGACGGCAACTCGCTGGTCTACATCATGAGCGACGGCGAGCGGGTGCCAGTCAACGAAAAAGCCCGATTGATCCTTGAGAACGAGCGCGAGGGATCGCTGTTGATGCCGGATCGTTTCGGCGAGAAGGAAGTCAAGAGCCTTGAGGCTTCGCTTGGACCGTTCGCTGCCGCCGGTCAGCTCCAGCAGACGCCGCAGATCAAGGGCGGCGGTATCATCAAGAGGGATTGGTGGCAACCTTGGGGAGAAACTTACCCAGGGTTTGATTACATCGTCGCATCATTGGACACCGCCTACACGACCAAAGAAGAAAACGACATGTCCGCCCTTTCGATTTGGGGCGTCTTCACCGAAGACTCGGTCGCGCAGGCCACGAAGGCCATGTCGCACGATGGCCGGATGTACACCGTCGAGCGCATGGTCAACAAGTTGTCGCCCAAGATCATGCTTATCAACGCTTGGCAGGGCCGCTTGGAAATCAACGAATTGGTCACGAAAGTCGCCCTGATGTGCCGTACATCGCAAGTTGATATGCTGATGATTGAAAACAAAGCGTCCGGCATCAGCGTGTCGCAGGAAATGCGCCGCCTGTACTCGAACGAAAATTTCTCGGTCCAGCTGCACGATCCCAAGTCAATCGACAAAATGTCTCGCCTGTACTCGGTCCAGCATCTGTTCGCCGAGGGGCTGATCTACGCTCCGAACAGGGCGTGGGCGGACATGGTGATAAATGAATGTGCCATCTTCCCAAAAGGCAAACATGATGATATTGTCGACACCGTGTCACAGGCTTTGAATTATCTGCGCCAGACTGGAATTCTCCAGCGGCCTGAAGAAATTCAGAACGATATCGAGGCTGACCTTCGGCACACCGGCGCGGCACAAGCGCCACTCTACACCGCATGATTTAAAGGAAAATTTAAATGAAAACGATCACTTCAATCATCTTCATCCTATTGTTCATCCTCTTCGCCTCGTTCGTCGCAGATGCACGGGCAGAGACGCCGTCTGTTGCAATCGTCGAACTGCACTGCACCTACAATGATGGGTTTTTAAACGTTATCGTCCGTGGCAATGCCGGTGCAGCAAAATTCAACAACTCGACATCGTTCAAGCCCGCAATCGTCGCCTTCAACAATAACATCTTCACGCTGCGTGAAGTCACAAACGGCAATCGATTTGACTTTGTCCTGAATATGTCGACCATGAAGGCTGTGGGCCGGACTGTGTTTGACAGCGGACGCAAAGTCACGGCAGATATGGATTGCTCGATCAAAACAGTGAAGGACTTCAGCCTGTGAATAACGTGTCGATTCGCTATCAATTCGGGGATCAGTCGGATGTGCCGGAGGGTTTCGTCCGCCTGACGCTGTGGGGCAGCGAGCCGTATGACTACACGCGATCCTATGTCGTCGAGAAAGAAGACATGACCTACGCGATCCACAAAGCCAAAAAGCGCTTCATTGAGGACGTCAATCGCCTGAAAGAAAAGGCCGCGTCGAAAAAGAAATCCAAGTAAGATTGCGCACTTGGTCTGATTGATCTATATTTCGGCATGCTCCAATAGGAAAAATCGCATGCCTCTCGTCGCCGGTCTCAAGCCTAACATTCGTCAAACTGATCCGAGTGAGGATCAACCGGCTGGACGAGGCGTCAGCTTTGAAGTCCACACTCCGGACCCGAACGGCGACAAGATCGAGTACGATGCCAAGGGAAACATCCTGTCGATTGAGCATCCAGATGGATCGATCACGATCTCGCTCGACGGAAAGCCTCTCGGAGAGTCAAAGCAGAAGAAAGACGAGACGCACTGGTTCCGCAATCTGGTCGAAGACATTGACCAGCTTGAGTTGAGCAAAATCTCTAACGATCTGTTGCGCGGCATAGCCAACGATCTGACATCACGAGCCAAGTGGATCGATGACCGCGCGCAGGGCCTGAAGCTTCTCGGCCTGTCAATCGAGCTTCCAAATACGTCCAGCGCGGCCACCGATGGTGCGCCGCTTGAAGGCATGAGCAAAGTCCGGCATCCGTTGCTGCTTGAGGCCGTCCTGCGCTTTCAGGCCAATGCGCGCTCCGAGCTGCTGCCGACTGATGGCCCGATGAAGATCAGGAACGACAACAACAATTCCGATCTCCCGATTGACCAGCTGGCCAACGCTCTCGAAAAGGACATGAACCACTACCTGACGTCGACCGCGAAAGAGTATTATCCGGACACCGACCGCATGCTGCTGATGCTTGGCTTCTCCGGCACTGCGTTCAAGAAGGTTTACTTCTGCCCGCTCCGCAATCGTCCGGTCAGCGAGACGGTCGACGCGAACGATCTGATCGTCAATGATGCTGCGACCGATCTGACCAATGCACGCCGCGTCACGCACCGCGTCGTCATGAAGCCGTCTCTCGTCAAGCGCCTGCAAATCCTCGGCGTCTACCGCGATGTGTCCTTGAGCGATCCGTTGAGCCTGACGCGCGACGCAATCCAGAACGAGCAAGACTCGATCCAAGGCATCACCGGCGATTCGGCGGACCCTGAAGACCGCAATCGCGAAATTTACGAATGCTACTGCGAGCTGGACATCAGAGGCTTCGAGCACAAGATCAAGGGCAAGGAGACGGGGCTCGAAATTCCATACCGCGTGACGATTGACGTCAGCACGAAGGAAGTCCTGTCCATCGTCCGCAATTTCAACGAAGAGAGCAAGGACCTGCCGGAAATGCGGCAGTCGTTTGTCAAGTACACGTTTGTCCCAGGGTTTGGTTTTTACGACATCGGCCTCCTGCACATCCTCGGCAACACGACGAATGCGATTACAGCGGCGTGGCGCGAGCTGCTGGATTCGGGCATGTTCGCAAGCTTCCCAGGGTTTCTTATGGCGGACACCGGCGCTCGCCAGAACACCAACATCTTCAGAGTCCCCCCTGGTGGGGCTGCGCTGGTCAAGACCGGCAATCGCCCGATCTCCGAGTCAATCATGCCCCTGCCGTACAAAGAGCCGTCACCGGCCCTTATGCAGCTTGTCCAAGATATGGCGCAGACCGGCATGCGCATCGGCGGCACTTCAGAGGCACAGGTCGGCGAGGGCCGCGCGGATGCGCCAGTCGGCACCACACTGGCCATGATCGATCAGGCCACGAAAGTTATGAATTCTGTCCACAAGCGGATGCATGCGGCGCAGGCCGAAGAATTCCAGCTGCTGGTTGAATGCTTCAAAGAAAATCCAGAGAGCTTCTGGCAGCGCAACAAGAAGCCAGCCCGTCCGTGGGATGAGCAGACATTTATGCGCGCAGTCAACAGCTGTGATCTGGTGCCGCAGGCCGATCCGAACACTGCCAGCCACAGTCAGCGCGTCATGAAGATCATGGCGCTGAAGCAACTTCAGGCGCAAAATCCGTCGCTCTACGATCCGATTGCCATCGATGTGGCGTCTCTGCAGGCCATTGGCTGGAGCAATCCGGAGCAGTTTATGGTGCCGACTGATTCGCTCGGAAAGGATACGCCGGAAGTGCAGAAGGCAAAGGCAGAGCTTGCGATCAAGAAGCAGCTGGCCGACTCCAACCAGAAGCTGGACGATGCACGCGCAATGGAATTGCAGGCAAAGGCGCAGCGTCTCGCCACCGAGCCGCCAAAGGAAGGTCCGGCCCCGAAAGAAGAGCCCAAAGACACGAAGGTCGACTTTATGGATGCGCAGGCCAAGCTCGTATCAGCCGAGGCCAAGCACCGCGACGTCGACATGAAGGCTCATCTTGCGGCAATCGAAGATGAGAACCGCGATAAGGATCGTCAGAGCCGCGAGCGCGTCCAGCTGTTGCAGATTGCCAAAGACCTGATGCTGCATCCGGAAAACGCTGATATTGCGGAGCCTCTGATGAAGCCGACAGAACAAAATCTCGGAATGAAGGAAAAGCCATGACCGATCCGGTTGAAGTCGCCAAGCGAATTGCCAGAAGCCTGACGCCGCCAATCGGTAAGTTGGCAACCGGCGGATATATCCCGACCGGATACGTTGATCCGTCTGATCCACAGCGCGCCGACAATTTGCAAAAATTCCAAGCCGGAAATCACCCTGACATTCCGAGTGTCGTCTATCACGGCGGCGGAGAAGACATCAACGAATTCAACACTCAAGGAAACAGCGGAAAGACGGCGGGGACCGGAGCATTTTTCTCTGACGCTCCACCAGTGTCTAACACTTACGCGGCAGGAAGAGGCCCGAACCTTATGCCCGTCCACCTGAGCATGAAAAATCCTGTCGTCGTCGACGCCAAAGGCCGCAATTGGGATAAAATCCATCACTCGTCGATTATGCAAATTCCTCAAGTGACCAAGCCGGATCAAGACGAAGATTTGCTGTCGCAGCTATATGATAAGCCGTCAAAGAAATCGATGATCGTCTCAAAAGCCCGCAAGTCGAACGTTGGAAAAGAATTCGGCATGGACGACGAGGGTCATGTGTCGACTGATGACTTGGCCAGATGGGCCAGACAAAACGGACACGAGGGGCTCATTGTCAAAAACGTTGTCGATCACGGTCCATCGGGGCGGTATTCGACAATGGATGCGTTCAAGCCGCGTTCTCTCTTCGTGGCATTCAAGCCAAATCAAATCAAATCGGCTATCGGCAATAATGGCCAATTTGATCCGAATAAAAATGAAATTTACAAAGCCGGAGGCGGTTATGTCACAGGTCAAGACGGTCCATTCTACCGAGTCCAGTCAAAAAGCGCTCCAGAAGGCTCGGCAGGCGCTTTTGGTGTTGGAAGCACACTTGAACGCCAAGGCGGAGCCGGAGAAACTCAACCAACGGGAATGGGACAGGAGCGATTCGGACTTCCGAAGCGCCCGTCGGATGATGAAATAAAATCGATCATTAACGATCCGTCCCGCAATCGCCCTTTGCGATTTGCGCAGCAATACACGCAGCGCAATTTCAATCGCCCGCTTGTCCCGCCGGACATGCCTGCCAGCTCTTTGCGCAAACAGTCCGCAATCGCTCGCGCTCATATGCTCGCAGTCGAAGGATCGCCGGAATATAAGCAGGCGATTTTCAATGCGTATCAGCAGCATATGCCCGATGTGGTTCGCGGTTCCGGAGCGAAAGATTACGATGATCTTTTAAAAAAATCTTACGCCCAAATGGTGCATGAGACCGGCAAGCAATTTCGCGAAATGCCGATGAATTATTCATATCACCAAAACGGCGAAGGAAATTATCCGACGAGCCGTGATATGGCCGCAGATGTCCACGCAAACAATCATCTTTATACGTTTCAAGGCGGCGATCCTCATGACTTTCTGCATCATGTTGATCCGGAAACCGGATTGAATGAAAATGAAAAGTTTCGCGCAGTCCACGATCTGTTCGGTCACGCGACAATGGGCAATTCGTTTGGCCCGCAGGGCGAAGAGACAGCGTGGGGTTTGCACTCTCAAATGTATTCGCCGCTCGCACGTCCAGCGATGACATCCGAGACACGCGGTCAAAATAGCGTCGTCAATTACTCGCCGCTGAATGCCGATCTAAAGGAAGAAGTCGCCAATCTTGACTCTATGATCTCGAAGGCCCGCAAGGCCAAAGACTTCGCCGCAGAAAAATTCGCAATCGCCGCCAAGAAAAAAGCGTTCGAAGGCTTCCAATTCGCGCCACAAAAGGCGGTACTGCTTCCTCCGGAGTTCTTGCGCACTGATTACGCTGGCGGAATGCCTGAGTATTTGCAGCATTTGATTAAGCCGGAAGCTGGAACCACATCGTCAGCCGATTTGACGCACTTCAGCCACGAGCCAAATCTATCTGAAATCGATCCGACCAAGTATGGCACCGGCATAAAAGGCGCAGAGCGCAGCCGGATCATTAATTCGAAGGGCGAGGGACACGCCGGAGCCGTGCGTGACCGCGCATATTTCTACACGCAAAGCCACGAGAAAGCGCCAGAGGCCGGTCTAGGCCAGAATCGTTACGGCGCGAGAGACGAAAATCTCTACGACATGCAGAAAGACCCCGCGAAGCTGCGTAAATTGGCGGTTGAGGCTAATCGTCAGCCGCATTTATCCAATTTTAACCCTGGTCTTGTCGATCAGGGTCGCGCTCAGAACGATATGGAGCGCATGGCCAAGGAATATGGTTACTCTGGCGTAATGAATAACGCGGTCCATCCTCCAATGGCCGCAATGTTCAACAAAACGCCGGTGAAACAGTACGCGGATGGCGGATCGGTTAAAAAATAAACCGTTCTTGCTTAAAAACAGAAAAATGCTAATAATGTTCGAATGATGGGCTACGAACCCGCCTTATATTCTGGAGACGTCTATGTCTGAAGCCTCAAAGTCAGCCCGCTCGGCCATGAAGAGCAAAATCAGCAGGATCACTGCCGATCCAAAGGAAAAGGTCGACGCGTCTGACTGGTCTCCGTCGGAAGCAGAAAATAACGAATCTCAAACCGGCATGCGTCCAATTACCAAGCGCCAATATAAACGTGGCGGCAAAGTGCTTGAAAAGGCTGATGGCGAACACGCCAAGCATCGTATGGATCGCAAGCCTCGCAAGTCCGGCGGAAAACTTGCCTCTGAGTTGATGAATCGTGACTATAAAGAGGCAAACAACGAGCGGGACGGCGAGAAACATGTCGGCGCTCTAAAGACCGGCGGTCGCGCCAAGAAAATGGACGGTGGCGCAATGGGCGGCGGCTTCCAAGACCCTCGCGTCACGGCGACTCAGGCATTGGCACCGGCTGCAGCTCGATCTGGCGTTAATCCTAATCGGATGCAGTTTGGCCAAAATAAACCAGGGATGCTCGCCAACGCCGCAGGTTTGAAGACTGGCGGCCGCGCTGCCATAAAAGATGACAAGTTGGACAAAATCAAAGGCAACAAGACGCCGCGTTCGCGTGATTTTGAAAATCCGAACATGGTAACTCGCGACAGCCTCACAAAAAAATCCAATAAGTTTGGACCGGCAGAACGCTCCGAGCGCAAGTCCGGCGGTCGCACCAAAGGTAAGACAAACATTAACATTATCATTGGTGCAGGCCATGGCCACGAACAGCCATCAGGAGCCGATCAGAGCGGGCAAGGGCCTGTCTCTCCGCCGCCAGCTCCTCCGGTTCGCCCGCCTATGCCGATGGGCGGTCCGCCACCAGCAATGCCGGTCGGCGGCGGCGCTCCGCCAATGCCGCCAATGGGTGGCCCAAATATTCCACCGCAGTCTATGATGGGCCGCAAAGCCGGTGGCCGTATTCCGCACATGGATGCAGGCGCAGGCAGCGGCGAGGGACGTCTGGAGAAAATCGAAATCCAGAAGAAAGCTCGTTAAGCGAAGGTCGAGTCGCTTAATTGATAGAAGGGCCAGTTCCTCTCCGGCTGGCCCTTCTTGCCAACAGGAGAGAAAAAGGTAAACTTAAATGCATGATTTTATTGAAGTAGAATTAAGACAGCTTTTAAATGACAGAATTGAATTTTTGCGGGATGCGCTGGAGAGCAATCAAGTATCAAATCCCACAGAATTTAAATTTATCCAAGGCGAATTGGCATCAACGCGATTTGCAATTGGATTGATCGATGAAGCAAAAAACATCGTTAAACGCAAATTTAGTTAGGAGAGAAGAATGCCCCCAATGATTATGCGCCATGATATTGATCCAAAACAGAATATTTTGGAGAACACCGGCGATCTGAAAGATATTCAGATTTTTAACAATCAAGTCCTCGTCGCGATCTATAAGCGGCCCGAAATGACCAATAAAGGGATCATCATTCCAGAGTCAAACCGGAATGAAGACCGCTTTCAATCGAAAGTCGGCCTAATCCTGAAAATGGGTCCAACCGCATTCACTCCATCGAGCGATAACGATCAATGGTTCAAGGATTTGGACATCAGCATTCATGAGTGGGTGTTTTTCCGTCCAAGCGATGGCTGGTCAATCACGTTGACCAATCATACCAATCCGTTTTCGAAGGACGCCGGTGTCGACTGCCGCATTATCGACGATATTCATATTCGTGGCCGCATTTTGGCCCCTGATTTTGTTTGGTGAGGACTAAAATATGGCAAAAGAAGATGATGATGCATTCGCAAAGATTGACGCTTTGATCGCAGAAGATAAAGGCAAGTCTGCCGAAGTCGTAGGCGATGAAATCGTTCACGTCGAAGATGACATCGAATCTGGCATTCAATCGCTTCGCAGTCAGCTCGATGCCGCAAACAATGCGCGCATTGAAGCTGAGCGTCGGGCAATGGAAGCCACCGCTAAGGTAAACCGCGCGACCAGCGAAGTTGATGATACGAATATGCGCCTTATTAACAGCGCAATCGAAACTACACGTCAGGAAGCGCTTAGCTTGAAAGCGCAGTATCGCGACGCTCTTGCTATTGGCGATTTTGATCGCGTCGCAGATATCAATCTGGCGATGATTGTGGCCGACCGAAATCTGTCACAGCTTGAAAACGGAAAGGCCGCGTTTGAAAGCCGTCCGAAGCAGCAGGCTCAAATTCCGCTACCGTCTGATCCTGTCGAACGGTTCGCCGCACAACTGTCGCCAAAGTCGGCTCAGTGGATCAGGCAGCATCCAGAGTTTGTCACTGATCCGTCGCTGCAGCGTGAAATGTTCAAGGCGCACGAGGCATCTGAGCGCAACGGTATTGCGCCTGACAGTCCGGCCTACTTCAACTTTGTCGAGAAGTGGCTGAATGTTGATGCGACGCAGCAGCGTTCGCAGGGGAGGCAGATTGACGATTCGAGCGCCTTTTCAGAGGCTGCAGTGGCCCCGAAAAAGCAGGGATATCCTGCAACGGTGCCGGTATCGCGGACAAATTCTGCAGGCATCACAAATACGACCGCAGTCTCCTTGACTGCTGAGGAACGTGAAATCGCCGAAATGAACGGTCTGTCGCCAAAAGAATACCTGCAGAACAAGATCGCACTGCAGAAAGATGGCCGGATCGGTCGCCGCAATTACAATTGAGGATTAACAAATGACAAACGTTGAATTTGAAAAAGGCGTACCGCGCAAACAGCGTCCCGACATGCGCGCAGCGCCGTCAAACGAAGAAGACCCTCGGATTCGCGCCGCCAAACGGGCCGAGGAAGTCCGCGCTCATCGTCCCGAACTGGATGAAGGCTTGGATGAATTCAAAGTGCCGAAGGCACCGGATGGCTGGACATACGAGTGGAAGCGCAAGAGCACTTTCAACAAGGAAGACTTCACACATCAGTCTGAAATGGCCCGCGCGGGTTGGGAAGGTGTGCCGATTTCACGCCACCCTGAAATGAATTCTTTGGGCTCTGAAACCACGAACATCGAGCTGAAGGGCATGGTGTTGATGGAGCGGCCAACAGAATTGGTCGAAGATGCTCGTGCATTCGAGCGCCGCAAGGCACAAAATCAGATATCAAACAAGGCGGCTCAGTTGGAAGGCAAAAACAGCCCTCTGATTAACGACAAGGACGGCCAGAAGACAAAGACTTTGAAGCGCGGCTATGAGTCGATGCCGATTCCAGATTAACCCGTTTTTGGGCGATTATTTTTGATTGAGGGGCAACAAATCGCTTGTTGCCCCTTTTCTTTTTTATAAAATACTGTAATCATGCTTTCACGACTTTGCTAGGCGCGAAGATTCATCAAAATCGGTTCATAGTCGCCTCGGTGTGCGATGATTGATACCTCCCCATAAAGGAGAATCCGTCATGGCAAATGCGAATACGCCAAACGGCTTTCAGCAATATACCGGCATCGGCGTTACGCCTTCTTTCGAAGCTGTCGTCATGTCAATTGCATCAAACGACACCAACGCTATTTTTAGCGGCGATCCAGTAGTCCAACTTAATACTGGCTATGTAACTCTTGCCACCAGCCAATCCACCACAATCGCCGGTGTTTTCACCGGCTGTCGTTATCTGTCGATTTCGCAGAAGAAAGTCGTGTGGATGCCGTATTGGCCTGGTACGGCTGACGCCAACGGCGACGTCACTGCCTACATCATCAATGATCCTCACGCACAGTTTATCGTCCAGACTGCAAACTCTAACACGACCGCTACTCCGGTCGGTTTGGCTGCAGTCGGCAGCAACATTGGCTTCGCCAATGCCGGTATTACTGGCGGCAACACATCGAGCGGCCTGTCTGGCGCTTATGCGGATCAGTATACTCTCGCAACCACCAGCACACTTCCATTCCGTGTGATGGCGCTGGCCAATTATTCACCAGGTGCCGTAAGCCCATTGATTAGCATCAACGGCAACGACAACACAACCGCCTACAACCGAATCATCGTGACGTTCAACAACGCCATGCTGAACCAGTTGACCGGTATCTAATAGGAGCTTAGGGCAATGGCTGTAAATTTATCTTCCATCCGTGATCTTCTGCTCCCTGGTCTCCGTGGGGTTGAAGGCAAGTACGAAATGATCCCGTCGCAGTACGACAAAATCTTCGCGAAACACAATTCGAAGATGGCCCTCGAACGCACCGCTGAAATGCGGTATCTCGGTTTCGCTCAGTTGAAGTCTGAAGGTGGCCAGACCGCCTTCGACAACAACGCAGGCGAACGCTTCATGTACAATCAGGAGCACACTGAAATCGGTCTTGGCTATGCGATCACTCGCAAGGCAATCGATGACAACTTGTACAAGAGCCACTTTCATCCTTCGAACCTTGGCCTGCTTGAATCCTTCCTTCAGACAAAGGAAATCTTCGGTGCCAGTATTCTGAACACTGCGACAACATACAACAACGCCATTGGCGGCGACGGCGTGGCGCTCTGCTCCGCATCGCATCCGATTGATGGCGGTACTGTCGCAAACCGTCCATCGGTCGACGTCGATTTGAACGAATCCACCCTGCTTAACGGCATGATCGGCATTCGTACAAACTTCAAAGATCAGGCCGGTCTGAAGGTCTTTGCCCGCGCTCGCAAATTGATCGTTCCTCCGCAGCTTGAGCCTGTGGCTATTCGTCTGACGAAGACTGAATTGCGACCAGGTACTGCAGACAACGATGTGAACGCAATTCATAGCGCTGCCGGTGGTCTGTCTGAAGGCTACATGGTCAATGACTTTCTGACTTCATCGTTTGCTTGGTTCCTGTTAACCAACATCGACGGTCTGTCGTACATGGAACGTGTCAAATTCGAAACCGACATGCAGGTTGACTTTACAACCGACAACTTGCTTGTTAAAGGGTACGAACGCTATAGCTTCGGCTACTACAACTGGAGAGCGATATATGGTAGCTTCCCAACTTCTTGATTTTATTGGTTAATTTATAAAAGGTACTAAAATAAAATGCTATCTTTACAATCAAATAAAAGCGATATAGAATTTCATATCGCTCACGATTTAAAAGAAAGCTTTGTCATGCCTTTTATCAATTACAATTTGCCGATCTCCGAAGTAAAATCCAAATTGGACTATAATTCAGAGACAGGAGTTTTCACTTGGAAAATTTCTCCAGCTCGAAACATTAAAATCGGAAAAGAAGCTGGATGCGTAAAATCATCTCGCACTAAGAAAAATGGCCAAGAGATTTCATATCGATATATTCGTCTTGGCCATGAAATCCCCGCGGCTCGCATGGCGTGGGCGATTCATTACAGTGAGTGGCCGTTATCAAAAATTCTCTTTGTTGATGGCGACACTCTAAATCTTCGAATTGACAATTTGAAAGAAGCCAACTCTTTGATTAAAAAATACGATCATTCGGACCAAGATCAAAGAAAAGCTTATTTAAAAGAGCATCGCGAAACTTTTCCTAAAGTATGGAAAAATAGTTATCTTAATCAAGCTTTTGGAATTTCTCTTTCTGATTATTCCCGAATGGTCGACGAACAGCATAATAAATGTGCGATTTGCGATCAAAAAGAAACGGAAACGAGAGGCGGAAAAGTCAAAGCATTATCCGTCGATCACGATCATACGACCGGAAAAGTTCGCGCTCTTCTTTGTACATCATGTAATCAAATGATTGGTAAAGCTAAAGAAAATAGAAATATTTTGTTGGCGGCAATTGATTATCTTGATAAACATAATGCGGTAGCATTTAATCCAAAAGGAGAAGCCTGATGGCTATCTTTAAACCTCGTCTTCTTAATTTGGAGACATCGCAATGACTATTTCCGCAGTCGCCGGTCCATTGGTCACATACGGGCAAAGCCCGTATGCTGGCTCTGAATATAATCCAGAGCTTGGTCCGTCAATGTTCTACGCTGGTGCCGGTCTCTTGGACCCTCGCCCGCCTTTTACCTATAAACCTGGTCAAGATTTTGGCCAGCCGGTTTCTGGTTTCTTTGGATTCACTGAAATCATCACTCTGAATGTTGTTCCGGCTGCAGCAACCGCCGGTGCAATTGCCGCCGCTCAAAACGTAACAAGTGGCACGGCAATGACACTGCCGACGACAACTGCAAATGGCGTCAACGTAGGGTCAACAGTTCAAAATTATAACACCGGATTGAATGTCACTGGTCTTTTGGCTATTGGCGGACCAACCGGTCGCGTGAAGTTTGGTGCTGCGGGGTCAATTCAGCTGTGGGATTCAACCACTATGCTGTCTCGCGTCTTGAGCATTACCGGCGTGGCCAGTGGCACCGGCGGCGTGTTCAAAATTGCCGGATACGATGTCTACGGCGTACCAATGACCGAAAGCATTACGGTAGCTGCCGGTGTAAATACCGTATCAGGACTTAAAGCTTGGAAGTATATTGCCTCTGTTACGCCTCAGTTTACAGATGCTCACACGTACTCTGTAAATACAACCGATGTCATCGGCTTCCCTCTTGCCAGTTATTATTTCGGCGATTTGTTTATGAATTACCCGTCGCTCGGTATTACTGCAAGCACCGGATATCTTCCGGCTGTCACCACAAGTCCAGCAACATCTACCACTGGCGACGTCCGAGGCACTTACGCGCTTCAGTCTGCGTCAAACGGCACCAATCGTCTTATCGTCACTCAGACTCCGCTGATCGCCAATATTGGCTCAATCACCGGTCTGTTTGGCGTGACGCAGGCATAATAGGAGGCCCACATGAAAGGTCATAAAGCGCACCATCATGGTCATAAAGAACATGAGCACAAAGAGCACGAAAAAGAGCACCGCAAGCACAAGGCTACTGGCGGCGTGAATGAAGTTGAAGAAGACGAAAAGGAAAAGCCGGAGGAGTATAATCACTCCCGCGTCGAAAAAGAAGCTGAAGAGCGCAAATCTGGCGGTCGGACAAAGCGCAAGCGTGGCGGCAACGTGAAGCACATCGGCGAAGCCGAAGGCGAGCATGCAAAGCATCGCGCAGATCGTAAGCCTCGCAAGACCGGTGGTCGCGCTGGCGGTTCAAATTCCAATCCGTTCTCGTCGGCGGAACATGGCGAACCAGCCAAAAAGCATATGACTGAAAAAACTGGCTGCTAATTAGAGGGGAATTTTCCCCTCTTCTTTCTTTAAAGGTGATCGATGCGAAAAATTACAGTGACTGCTGGAGCACTCACGGCGGGCAGCGCAAACGCGATCTCCCTGTCTCAAACTCCGACATCAGCGCTGACAATCAACGGCGCTCTGGCGACGTCCGGCGTCGCTTACCTGCTGACCCCTCGCCGCGTCTTGATTACGACGACTGGCAACGAGACCGGCAAAAATTTTACGATCACCGGAACGAACCAATCCGGAAATGTGATCCGAGAAATTTTGGCGGGCGTAAACAATACGACGACACAGTCTGTCCTTGATTATTTTACCGTCACATCAATCACTATAAGCGCTGCGGCTGCTGCGGCCTTGACTGTCGGCACAAGCGCCGTAGGCGGCAGTCCTTGGGTCCGCATGGATGAATGGGCGCTTTCTTCGGTATCCATTCAGTGCAATGTCAGCGGGACCGTAAATTACACCGTACAGCAGACGCTTGACGATCCGAATAATCCGACGAGCCCCGTCGATCCATCTTTGATAACTTGGATGAATAGCGCTGACGCGACTCTGGTCGGAGCGTCGACAAATATTCAGTCAAACTCAATTTACTTGCCGGTTTATTATCGCGTCATGATAAACAGCGGCACCGGCACAGTGACGGCGACATTCGATCAGACAGGTTCGGTCGTTCGGTAACGCCTGTTGATTGAGGTTGAAAATGACAACAAGCGGCACTTATGCATTTGTTCCTTCTGTCGGCGAATTGACGCTTTACGCATATAATCTCATCGAAATCAGAAACACATCAATCGTTCAGGAACATTTGCAGACGGCGCGCATGGCCGTCAACATGCTTCTGGCCAGTTGGGCCAATCAAGGCGTCAATCTTTGGGCTGTTGAGCTTGTGACGGTCCCGCTGGTCCAAGGTACGACCACATACTCAGTTGACGGATCGACCGTAATGATTCTCGACGCTTATATCGAGACGGTCAGCGCCACATCGACTGTGGATCGTCCTATTTTGCCAATCAGCCGAACAGAATATGCCACTTATCCAAACAAACAGCAGCAAGGTTTTCCGACTGTCTTTTGGTTTGATCGTCTTATTGCGCCGACGGTAACAATTTGGCCGGTGCCGGACGGCACTCAAACCTATTTGAAATATTATCGCGTTCGGCAAATTCAGGATGCAAGTCTGGCTGGCGCGCAAACGCCGGAAATTCCGTATCTTTGGCTCGAAGCGTTCTCTTTTGGTTTGGCGTTTAGGTTGGCCTTGATATGGAATGCCGCAAAAGCGGCTATTTTTAAGCCTTTGGCCGATGAGGCGTATCTTATAGCGTCAAGCCAAAACGTTGAAAGTTCAAATTTTTATATTGCGCCAATGGTCGGTGGATATTACAGCTAAACTTTAACCGGCGTATTTAAAATGAAAAATCACGGCAAAGCGCGAGTAAGTCCAAGCAATCCGAGAGCCTTTGCAATCTGCGATAGGTGCGGATTTTTATATAATCACAGCGATTTAAAATGGCAAATGGATTATGCCGGTGCCGGTCTAATAAATAAGCGCATATTATCATGCAATTCTTGTCTGGACGTTCCGCAAAAACAGCTTAAAGCCATTGTGTTGCCTGCCGATCCTATGCCGATCCAAAATTCTCGTGTTCAGGATTACGATGGAGCCAGTATTGACTTTCGCGTGACGACTGTTCCTGCCGCATCCGATCCAGTTACTGGAATTCCGGTGCAATCCGGTGATTTTCTGCAGACAATGGATGGTAAATTTGTTGTAAAATCGCCTGTCGGCAATCCGACCGGTCTTAACGCGAATGCAGTCATGCCGGTGCAATCCGGNATTCAANANGGTCTGCCTCTGTCAGTTATTTCTGTGTTTTCGACCGGNACAAACATAATGACTGTCACTTGTTCGGTCGCCCACGGCCTATCAACCAACGCTCAAGTGTCAATTCAAGACTTATTGAACAATGATGCCGCCGGATTTTACAGCGTCACAGTCATATCGGCGATGGCATTTACTTATCAGACCGTGAAAAATATTCCGGCGTCCAGTTTATTGAAACCAAGCACTCTGATTGCCACCGCAATCGTCGGATTGCCTCGCGGATTTACTCAAATCCCTGAAATCGGAGCTTAAAGCACATGGCAAACGTAAATATTCTCAATCTTCCGGTATCAATTGCCATAAATGGGGCCGAGTGGCTCGAAATTGTCCAGAACGGCGTGTCAGTCCGCATTCAAGCGGCGCAAATTGTCGCTTTATCGCTTGGCTCAAGCATACCGTTTCCAATTTCTGTTGGCGGAACAGGCGCGACAACTGCTGCAGCGGCCCTGACGAACCTTGGTGTCGGAAGCTTGGGCCTGCAAACGGCGTCTTCCGTCGCTATAACAGGCGGATCAATCGTAGGGACAACGTTTTCCGGCGGATCAATTGACAATTCTCCTATCGGATCAACTATTAAAAACACGGGATCGTTTACAACGGTTACGGCAAACGCCGCAATTGCCGGAAACCTGAACACCGGAGCGTTTTCTTACGGAACAATGTCNTTTACAGACACAAATAANATTCAATCTATGCAGGCAAANGTCAATTCTTACGCGCAAATTATTGTTCAGAACACAAATTCAGGAGCNGTGGCATCTTCTGATATCATTGTCGGCAATAATAACGCGACTGCGACGACTTATTACGGCAACTTTGGCATAAATTCATCTGGATTTACCGGATCAGGTTCGTTTAACCTACCAAATGCCGCTTATTTGACTTCAACCTCNGGCGATTTGTCCATTGGAACCACGACTTCAAACGCAATTCACTTTGTTGTGAACAGTGGAGCGATTGACGCATTAACCATTTCTTCTTCTGGAATCGCGACATTTTCTAACGGGGTTCTTGCTCAAACTTTAGCGCTATCTGGCGGCTCTATTACGGGTTCTGGAACGGGTTCATTTGCTTCCGTAACGGGCACATGGAACACGACTGGCGTTGTCGATGCCGCGTTGCTGGTCAATGTGACCAATACGGCCAGCGGTGCTGGTTCGTTGTTGGCTGACCTTCAGATTGGCGGCGTGAGTCAGTTTAAGGTTGATAAAACGGGCAACGTTACCGCAGGAACATATAACGGCGCAACGTTAACAAGCACAGGGTTAAATTTAAATAACATTCAGCTCGGCAACAATATATTGATATGGACATCCGGAGTTATTGGTTGGAACACTGACACATATCTCGCAAGAAGAGGGGTTGCAAATCTGCAATTTGGCGTTGCCGACGCATCCGCTCCTGTCGCCCAAACACTGACCTCTCAATCTGTTGTTGCAGGCACATCAAACACCGCTGGACAGAACTTTACCATCCAAGCCTCGGCAGGCACCGGCACCGGCGCGGGCGGCTCGCTCGTGTTTCAGGTCGCTCCTGCTGGCACAACAGGAACGACTCAAAACGCGTTTTCAAACGCGTTTACAATAGACAGCACAAAGACATCGACTTTTTATGGAAATATAGTCGGTCAGGCATCAATTGCATCAAAAATTCCAGTGACAACGACTGCCTCTACATACGCTATGCTGACTACGGATTCTTCGATAATTTACAATATTTCAGCCACAAATACGACTACATTGCTATCTGCAGCGTCATACGCTGGTCGCTTGTTGTTTGTAAAGAATACTGCAGCTTTTGCGGTCAATAGCGCCAGCTCGAACGTTGTGCCGCTCGGCTCGGTAACGGCAGGGACGGCCATTTTGGCCGCGACCGCCGGTAAATTTGCCCTGTTGCAGTCTGACGGTGCTAACTGGATTACATTGCTGGCAAATTAACGTAAAACCGTAATAGCGCGATCATAAAACAGATGCTATAAAACAGATGCTTTAAGCATAAGGACGCAGACATGAATTTTGAATTTAAATTTACGCTCGATGAAGTCAATTTGATCCTGTCATCGCTGGCAAAACGGCCATTTGAAGAGGTCGCCGGTATTGTCTTCAAGATAAAGCAATCTGCAGAGCAGCAAATCGCTGCGAATTCCGAAGAAAAACCGAAGGAAGGCGAAAATGCAAGCCAATTATGAAATTGTTTTAAAGAACACCCTGAAGTTTGAGGGCGGATTTGTTAACAATCCAAGCGACCCTGGTGGGGCAACCAACATGGGAATCACCCACAATACTTTGTCCGCTTGGCGTCACGCCGCAGTTTCGGTTCAGGATGTAGAAAATCTTACTCTTGCTGAAGCTTCGGATATTTACAAGGCGCAGTATTGGGATCACATCCAAGGCGATATTCTCCCGAATGGCGTTGATATGGCTATGTTCGATTATGCGGTTAATTCAGGCAATGGTGCCGCATCACGAGCCCTGCAGGCCGTCCTTGGCGTCGATCAGGATGGTCAGATTGGACCGCAGACGCTGGCTGCGCTCGCGCAGCATGACCCAAAGAAGATCGCCATCGCGATCTGCCAGCATCGCCAGAACGTTCTCGAACGTCTGTCAACATTTCGGATTTTTGGCCACGGGTGGACAAACCGAATTACTGCAGTTGAAAACATCATCAACGGAATGTAGGAGATAAAAATGAACAACGACGAAATCCAGTCAATGATCGTAAAGCTTGGTCTGGCTATTTTCACCGGCCTCGCCACAAAGTACGGCATTGACCAAAATGCGCTTATGACCGCCCTGACATCTGTTGCCGGTCTCGCGACCTTCAGCTATGGTGTTTACAGCCACTGGAACATGGTAAAGGTTCCAGAGACTGCTACCGTAATTCCGAGCCCGCCGGTGACAAAATGATTAAAATTATTTCCGTTGCTATCTTCGGCTTATGCGTCGCTGGCTGTCAATCTACTGGCGGCGTAGCTGGAATTTCGGCTATCAATAGTCAAGATGTCATAAAAATCGGCAATGCCATCGTCACCGCTGAATGTTCTCCAGCGTTGGCATCCGGATCGGCTATTGCAGCAAATATCTTGTCTCTCAAGGCCCCAAACGATGCAGCCGCCAAGACTGTTGTGAAGGCCCTGAACACCAACCTTGCGGTCGCCGCTACATTGTGTCCGGCGGTCAATGCGATCAATGCCAGCGTCGGCTCTGTGCCGTCTACGGCACCGTCGCAGATTATCTCTGTTGTCCCAACCGTCGCCTCCGCGACAAAATAAGGATTATCGAAATGCCTGTTATTGCAATTCTCATTATCGCTGCCGCTGCCGGTCTGATTGGTGCGTCAAAAATTCCTGCAGCAAAATCGCAGATCGATTCGACCATCGTTAAGGCCGAGTCTTATATTCCTTCTAAGTAGGATTTAACAAATGAGCATCCTCGGATCGGCCCTCGACATTATTGATAAAGTTGTGTCGTTTTTCGCGAATAAGCAGCTTATCGACGCGGGCAAGTCCGAGGCTGTCGTTCAAGGTTTGGAGAATCAAGCAGATGCACTTAAGATTGCGCAAGACGCTAAAAACGCTGTCGATAATCAGCTTATGCGTGACCCTAGCGGCCTGCGGTCCGACGATGGGTTCAAGCGTTCTGACTAACAATCAACAGCCGTTATTGTTTTGTCAGGGCATGCATCCGTTTTATTGGAGTGCGAAAGACACCGAAATATCCATTCAGCAAGCCAAAGATATAAACGCGATTGGCATCGAAACGTGTGGATGGAAAAAGAAATGAACGGTCTCGCATTTGATGGTACAATAAACAT